TTATAATAGGATGACTAATAGTAATACTAAAAAATCAGATTTAGCAGTAGTACAGCAAGTTTTACCAGAAGGTGTAGGATTAATAGTTTATAAAGGGAATGAGCAAGTAAAAAATCAGTTTGATTTGAATCTAAAAAAGGGAGAAGAATTTGATTATACACTAAAACTAGCTAATGATAGTAAGTCAGATATAAAATTAGTTTTAACTGCATATTTAGACTACAATCAAATAGAATTTGATACAACAGCTCCATTTATGAACATAAAGCAGTATCCAATTGATATAAAAGCTAAAGACTCTAAAGATATCCCTATAAAATTTAAGAATAATATGACTAATACTGAAGGATTACATATATTAAACTTTATTCTTTATCAGGATAATGGGAATAATGGACATTCAATTGAAATGATATCACGCTATAACTTAATCGTTAATAATGAGAATTTGCTGACTCCTAAAAATATTACTTATTTGAATAGTTATTCTAATGATAATAAATTTGTTGGAATAGCATTAAACTCTAGTATAGTAGATAATAAAATAAGTTCTCAAGGGTTGGTAACCAAAGCTAAGCCTGGAGAAACTATATCAATACCAATAGTAGCCGGAGGATATCCCAATACTAGCCAATACCTAGTTTGGGCTACTCTAAATCAGAATCAATACAAAATTAATGACCAAAATTATATTTTTTTAGGCATAAAGCAAAATGAAATAATTAGTAGCAATATAAATGTGGTTGCTCCAAAACAAAAGGGTTCTTATGAACTTCAGGCATATATAGCAACAACTCCATGGGATAAACTCTCAGCCAATATGAAAGGGGATTTAGATACTTCGTACCACAAAATAACACTTGTAGTTGATTAACATAAATTTAATTCAACACAAATATCAAAGTATTAATTCCAACAGCGAGAGAATTATAATTTATGTAGATTTCTGGCAACTCGCTAACCTATAAGCCACTAGCATTTAAAAGCTGGTGGTTTTTTATAGAAAAATAGGCTCCTATAATTACACAACCACTAATAAATTTCCATCTGCCCTTCTATTGTATCTACAGAAGCTACTCCCCTGATTAAAAGATAATTTATTATGTAAGTTATGGTTCATATAACAATTATATTTCCACTTATATCGTACAATGTAGGACAAGCAGAATAATTGATTTTCTTTGATTTCAGCAATTTCATTATAAAAAATAAAACCAAACAAATCCCACTAATTACATGGCTTGTTTAATCATATCTTTATATATTCTTTTATATCTAATGTCCCTCTACTTCCCACTATTAAATACGAACATATGTGCTATAATTGCTCTTGTAGCAATCAAATAACTTGAAGCTATTCTCAAGCAAGGAGGCATATTTATGCAAAACTATATCAGAGCAGTTGAGAAAATGCTATTCAATTATAAGACTTTGAAAGTTAGCATAGAGAACCTTAAATTGCTATACGATAACAAAGTCAAGTATGGTATGGACAAGAATAGTGACCCATTCGGAGAGAAATCCGGAAAAACAAATAAAGTAACTTCTGAAACTGAAATATTTGCTTTAGACTTAGTAACTCTTAGAGAAAAAATAGAGTTATTGGAGACTAAAATACTAATTATAGAAAATGCTCTAGGCGGTTTAAATGATGTTGAAAGAGATATTGTTATCTCTAAGTATGTTGATGGTCTTAGATGGTTTGATATAGCTTATAAGGTGCAATATAACGAACGTTGGTGCAGAAAGATAAAGGATGATGCGGTAAGAAAGCTATGCCTATCGGTATTCGCTGTTGACATTGTCAGAGAACAGCAAACAGCTTAGTGCTGCCACATCACTTCCGATTTACTACCGTTTCTGAGCCTAAAGTTTTGAATATTGTATTATATAATAGTATTATGACATAATTCCTTATTCCTTCCCTTTAAAGAGAAGTCACCTCACTGGTGGCTTTTCTTTTTTTTTGCCCCTTACAACGGTTTTTGGTATGGGAAAGGCGTTTACCTCGGACAGACTTAAAACGCATAGAGAGGCTATGTGGTTAATATAAAGGCATATTTTACGGAGGTCTATATTATGAGAATAATAAAAAAACTATGGCGTACACCGATACGCCATACTAAAAAGCCTATGGGTAAAAATGTCTTTGTGAAATAGCAAAGATTTTAAAAGGTAGCTTATTAGCTGCCTTTTTTTGTTGCCCATAGGACACCAAAAAGGAGGTTTACTATGGGAAGAAACACAAAATTTGACCAGGAATTTTTAGACAAGGTTACTTACATGGCAAGAGACGGCTATACAGATGAACAAATATATAATTCTTTAGGTATAGCAAGCTCTACATTCTACAACTGGAAGAATAAATATCCGGAGTTCGCCGAAGCTCTTAGAAAAAACAAACAGTACTTTGACTACAAAGTAGAGGATGCATTAATTAAATCAGCTCTAGGCTATGAGTATGAAGAGACGGAGGTTATTGCATCTAGTGACGGCAAAAATCCAAGAGTAAAGAAAACTAAAAAGCAAGCTCATCCAAACGTAACCGCATTAATTTTTTGGCTTAAAAACAGATCACCGGAGAAGTGGAACAACAGAGAGCAGAACAACACCGGCGAGAATGAATTAATCAATAGTATTTCAGCTGCTATTGATAAGGCTAGAAAGGACTATACAAATGGAATTGAGTAGAAAGCAGTTTGATTTTTTAGTAAATTCGGATGCAAGAATAAACATTGCTGAAGGTTCCGTACGTAGCGGAAAAACTTTTATTTTTGGTATTCGATTTTTGGATTATATAAAGAGTGGTCCAAAAGGTAATTTGATGATGGCGGGTAAAACTATTGGTTCATTAGAGAGAAACGTATTACTCGCTGAAAAAGGACTTTTTGACCTTCTAGGAGAGGGCAACTTTAGATATAACCGCAGCAAAGGCGAGATTTATCTTCCGGATAGAAAAATATTTGTTTTCGGAGCAAATGACCAAAGTTCCGTAAGCAAAATACAAGGTCTTACAGTAGCGGGAAGCTTAGCGGACGAGGTTACACTCTTCCCGGAGAATTTTACTTCCATGATGGTAACTAGAAACTCAGTTCCTGGCTCAAAACTATTTTGGAATTGCAATCCGGATTCACCTTATCACTTTATTAAAAAGAGCTACATTGATAATCCAAAGCTTAAGGATATAGTCAAAGTATTTCATTTTATAATGGATGACAATCCAGGCTTAGACCCTCAATATATATCGGACTTAAAAGCCATGTATAGCGGTCTTTTCTATCAAAGGTTTATAGAGGGGCTTTGGGTACTAGCAGAGGGAACTATTTACGATATGTTCTCGGAGGATATTCATGTTAAACAAGTTGAAGAGGACTTCAGCGGATACTTTATATCGGTGGACTATGGAACACAAAACCCTACAGTCTTTGAGCTATGGGGTAGGACAAGTAACGGAGGTTATCATCTAATAAAAGAGTATTTTTACAATGGTAGAGAAGAACAAAGACAGAAAACTGACAAAGAGTACGCTGATGACATGGTAAGCTTCATAGGTGATATACCAATAGATTACATAATAGCCGACCCTTCAGCGGCTTCTTTTATTGCTCAACTTAGACAGTATAATCTTAAGGTTATGCCCGCTAAAAACAATGTTTTAGATGGCATAAGGACAGTATCAACTTATCTTATGGACGAGAAATTAACTATTGACCCTAGTTGTAAAAATACTATTAGAGAATTTGGAGCTTATATTTGGGATTCAAAGTCTATTGAAATTGGTAAAGATGCTCCATTAAAAGATAATGACCATTGTCAAGATGCCTTACGCTATGCTATTTTTACAGATAGTCATATTAAGGGTGGCAGAAAATCATTCTATAATAGAACAAGACGATAATAGTAGGAATTAACTGTATTTGATAAAGTAGACCACCCTCGATATAATTAGTTATGCAGTTATATTAAAGGAGATTATCTATGAGTTATCAAATTATAGTTGATGGCATTAAGTTTACAAGAGATAAAAAGACAGGCTATTATCTAGCTAGTAAAAAAGTAGGTAATAAAAGACCTAGGCTTCATGTTTACATATGGGAAAAAAATAACGGTCAAGTACCAAAAGGATATGAGATACATCATAAAGATGGTGATAAAGATAATAATGACATTAGTAACTTTGAGCTATTACCTAGAGGAAAACACCAGGAGCTACATGGTGCAGATATAAAGAATAATGAAGTTCTACTTGAAAAAATGCGAACCAATTTAAAAGAAAACGCTACGCCTAAAGCTTCAGAGTGGCATAAAAGTAAGGAAGGTCGAGAGTGGCACAGAAAACACGCTATTGAGGTAAGTAAAAATCTCTCTGAAAAAGAGTTTATATGCTCTAATTGTGGAAAGACATTTAATAAAAAGCCTCAAGGTAACATTAAGTTTTGCTCCAATAAATGCAAATCGGCATGGAGAAGAAAACAAGGACTTGATAATATAACTAGAGTATGCGAAATATGCGGTAAAAAGTTTGAAGTTAATAAATATAGTACTACTAAAACGTGTTCTAAACAATGTGCCGCTAATTTAAGAAAAAAGAATAGATAGATTTAATTGTCATGATTACAAGTCATGGCAATTTTTATTTTGGGGGTGAAAGTATGATAGATAAAGAGGTTTTAATTGCGAATGGAGTTAGTAGCTCCTACGCAGATATAGTAATAAAGAACCTAACAGAAATATCTGATTACTATAATAAATATTCCGGTAATCAAATATGGCATACAGCGAGCGGACTTGACTACATACCAACAAAGAAGATAACAAACTTAATCAAAAAATTTGTAAAAAAGACTACTGACTATCAATTTTCTATTATGCCTAACTTTGATGTTATACCGGATCAAGTTGATAAAGATATGGGCGTTTTAGGTTATGTTCAATCCTCGGATCAAGAAGCGGAGAACCTTAGGGCAAATGCAAAAGAAAGAATACTAAAGCAGATTTTTAAAGATAACAAGTTTCACACTAAGTTATATAAAGCGGCTTTAGATTGTAATATAGGCGGTAGGATTGCAATTAAATTGCATTTTGATAGAGTTGACGGATTAAAGATATTTTTCAGACCGGCTACAGAATTTATTGCAATTTATGACGAGGACGATTCAGACAAGCTTATTAAAATAATTTACTTTAATACCTTAGTTAATTCAGACAACAAGTATCTAAAGAGAATAAAGGTGCAAAGGTGGGAGCTTATCAATGGAAAGTGCATACTTAATGAAAGTATTTTCAATGGTAAAGCCAACATTGTTGAAACTCTATACACTGATTATAATAGCAATCTTAATTTCATACCTAGCATAGTTGTTACTAACGGAGGCTTATCCGGAGAAGTAAACGGCGAGAGTGAAGTAAAAGACCTATGGGATAATGCAGACCTCTACAATAAGCTTACTTCAGATGATATTGACGCATTAAAGTTTCAAATGTTTGCAGAAACAATCGTCACTGATGCCTCACCGGATAGTATTAGATTCCTAAAAGTTGCCCCTGGTGCAGTACATGACTTAGTGAGTGATCCGAGTTCTAATTATCAAGCAGAATATAAAAAAGTTGAAGCAACTTATAATTACGATTCTAGACTTGAGCATACACTTGAAAGAATTAAGAATGACCTTCACGCTATAGCAGAGGTACCTAGATTATCGGTGGACCTAATAAAAGGACTTAATACTTCCGGCGTAGCTTTAAAGATGCTTTATGGAGAGGCTATTTCAAAAGTAAATAGAAAGAACCTCGAATGGGTTCCGGCCTTAGAGCTTATGACTATTTGTATTTTTAAAATGCTAGAAACTTATAAAATATCAGCTAAACAATTATATGGTGAAGATATGAATTACATAGACGGAAATATACAAGTACAGATAAAACCGATTTTCCCTCTTCCTGAAAATGAGGTTGAAAGAGTTAATATGGTACTTGAAAAGGTTGCGGCAAAAGTACAGTCTATTAAGTCAGCTATGGCAGACCTTGGCATTGATAATCCGGAATTAGAATTAGCAAGAATTATAGAAGAGCAAGAGATACTTGACGGCTCTTTTAAAGGTAGAGCTATGGACGAAATAAGCAATATTGATATAAGTAATAATGATTCAACTATTGATGATGAAGAGGTAACAGAGTAACAAAAGGAGGTGTTTTAATTGAGTTCTAAAAGAGACTATACAAAAGCTTTACTAGATGCAAGAAAGCAGCTTCTAACTCTTTCATTAGATGCAGAAAAGGAAATATTAAAAGTATATAAAGCAGCTGCTAAAAATTTAGACCTCAAAATTTTAACGGAGAAATCAGAGCTTAAAAAAAGGCATCATGTAGAGCTTAAGAAAAATATAGATGCTTATATTAAAACACTTCAAAAGGAACTTAAAAATGCAATATTAAAGAGTATACAAGCCTCTTCCGAACTAGCAGTATATAAACAAATGTCATTTTTCGATTACATGGACATAGAGCCGAAGCTTATACAAAGTTTTAAAAGTATGTTTTCTACTATACCGAAGGATGCAGTAAAAAGCATTGTCTCCGGAGGGTATTACAAAGATAGCTTAACATTAGACGAAAGACTATGGAAGATAACAAAGAGGAATGGTAAAGCGATAGAAAATATAATAAATAGTGGTATAGCGGAGCAGATAAGTCCTAATGAATTAGCTAAGAAAGTTGATAGATATATCAATCCTATTAATAGGATGCAAATAAGGACTAAAGTACCTGGCATTGATTCAAAGATATCTTATCAAGCTACAAGACTAGCAAGAACTTCAATCGCTCATGCACACACAGAGGCTTATATAAGGGGTGCTAATGAAAATCCGTTTACAACCGGCCTTAAATGGAATTTATCTTCAGAGCATCATGCAAGGCTTAGCAAATTTGGTAAGAGTACCGATATATGCGACGATTACGCACATCAAAATAGTTATAAGCTAGGTAGTGGAGTATTCCCCTCGGATAAATATCCAATTTCACATCCTAATTGCTTATGCTATCCTACAACCGTTACAGTAGACCCGGACGAGGCTACAGACGAGGTTTTAAAGTGGCTTAGAGGCGAGCCTAATGAGAAGCTAGACCAGTATAAAAATAGATTAGATACAAGCGGCTTAATTTAGGATATATACCTAGAGCCGCTTTTATTATTACTAAAGATAAATGGAGGATAATAAATATGGATTTTAAAGAGTTATTCGGTGAAGAAATGGCAAGTAACATAGAGAAAATAGCAGAGGAAAAAGGTATAAAGCTTTTAGTAGACCAAAAGGAGCAATCAGCTTACGTTGAAAAGAAACAACTTGACGACTTATTAACTCAGATTAACGCAGCCACTTCAGAGAAAGAAACTTTAACCTCTCAATTAGAGGAGTTAAAAAAAGAAGCTGCAAAGGGTTCAAACCTTTCAAAAGAAATTGAAACTTTAAAATTAGAGCTTAGTAAAGCTAACTCAAATGTAAGTACTGTTAAGTTAGATTATGAAATAAAATCACTTGCTAAAGAGTTCAAGGCTCATGATGTAGCCGACATATTACCATTTTTAAATAAAGAGGCTATATCTATAGAGAAAGATGGATCTGTTAAAGGAATAAAGGAGCAAATAGAAAAGCTAGTTGAAACTAAACCGTACCTCTTTACGTCCGTTACTGAAGGTACTGGAGGGTCTAAAGGTAACGTACAAAGGGGGAATAGTACAAACACAAATACAAATACTACAACCAAAGGTGGAATATTCGAGCAGTTACTAGGCTTGAAGAATAAAAAATAATTAATTCACTTAGGAGGTAGTTACAAAAATGGCTGAGATACTAAGAGAAAATTTAGCCGGGACTATTCCGGAAGACATAGCTAAAACAGTTGTCGAAGATACTTATAGAGGTTCTAGTGTTATGAAGCTTTGTAAGCTTGAGCCTATGACTACAGAAACAAAGAGGATTCCGGTTTCTGTATCCGGTCCTGGTGCTTATTGGATAAGTGACACAGAGAGAATACAAACTTCTAACGCTACATGGATTACAGTTTCTTTAGTAGCTAAGAAACTTGGTGTTATCGTACCAATAGATAGGGATAGGATGAATGATTCCGTTGTAGATGTAATGAGTGAGGTTAAATCTAAAATAGCTGAAGCTTTTGCAATTTCCTTTGATGCAGCTGCACTATTTGGAACTCAATCACCTTTTGCAAGAAGTATTTTCGGAGCTGCAGTAACTTCAGGCCATAAATTTGTTAGAGGTACAGTAGCCGGTCAAGACTTTGCTTCCGATATTTCCGATTGTATGGCACTTGTAGAAGATGCCGGACTTGATGTTACTGGATTTATAGGACATCATGGACTTAAAAATCAATTTAGAAAGCTTAGAGACACAGCCGGAAATCCTATTTATCTTAGTGGCTTAAAAGACGGCACAGTTAACGAGCTATATAATAATGAAATTGAGTTCGTTAGAACTTCAGCCTTTGACAAAAGCAAAGCTGACTTAATAGCCGGTAACTTTGACTATGCTTATTACTCAGTACTTGACGATATTAGATATGAGATTTTAACAGAGGCAACTTTACAAAGTGTTTTAATGGCAGACGGTAAACCTCTATCACTTGCAGAGCAAGACATGATAGCTATTAAGGCAGTTATGAGAGTAGCTTTTGCAGTTATAAAAGAGGATGCTTTTGCAGTCCTTGAACCTTCAACAACACACTAGTATTATTTTTTTAAGAAGTAAAGAAGAAAACTTCTTTATGATAAGCCTTATTTTTAAAGCATTTACAAAAAGAATTTTAGAAGCAAAGAAGTAAAGAAGTTTACTTCTTATTTAAACACCGCTTAGCGGTGTTTTTATTTTGGGGGTGTATGGATGATTAAAATAACTAAAAAAGGGGTGATTTTTGAAGTCACTCAAAAAGCTTTTGAAGTAATCTATAAAAATCATGGGTTTACTTTGCTTGAGCTTGACGAGAAGGTAAAAGAAAAAGGATCCAAACGAAATAAAAAAAAGGTGGGTGAAGCTCTATGAATACATTAGAAATTTTAAAGTTTAACCTACAAGAAGAAAAGTTCCCTTTCTTTACTGATACGCAGCTACAGCACTTACTAGATTCAAATAGTAATGACATAAAGGCCGCTACTTATGAAGGTGCAATATTAAAAGCTCAAGATGATTCTTTAAGCCTAGGCAAGATTAATATTCCTAGTAATAAAGCTTACTGGCTAACCTTGGCTAGAAAGTACAGACCAACAAAAGATATAAGACTTACTAGAGCAGATAGAAGGGACGATTATAGATGCTAAACACTACAAGAATAAAACTTCAAGTTGAGCGTGCTATTAAGGCTCTTCCTTCTAATGTAGAACTAAAAAGATTGGATAAAGTCTCTGACGGTCTAGGCGGCTTTATAAAGAATAATACTCCTTCACTTGTAGCAACCTTTGAGGCTTTTATTGATACTAGCAGCTCAAGTCTTTCAATAACTCTTAAGGATGCCGCTACAATAAAAACAGAAAAACAAATTTCTCTACTAGCTGTTTATAGCTCCGACTTTGAAATCAAAGAAGGAGATTTTTTTATGCTCAATTCAAAAAAATACAAAGTTACCTCTGCTAGTTCTCAATATGAGATTTACTGGGAATGTACTTTAGAGGTTGAAAAATGCTAAAGATTGATATAAGCAGTATGAATGCAGTACTAAAAAATATAGAAGTTCAAGAGGCAAAAGTTAAAACAGCACTATTAGCAGTTACTAACGTAGTTGCTTTGAAAATGGAAGCGTGGGCGAAACAAAATGCACCTTGGACAGATAGAACCGGAACAGCTAGGAGAAATTTAAAAGCTCATGTAAGTTTTGCAGAGGCTAACAAGCTCGTTATATCAATGAGCCACCATGTAGATTATGGGGTATGGCTAGAGCTTGCGCATGAAAGGAAATATTCAATTTTAGAAAAAGCCATAGAACAGCATAAAGTCGATTTTATTAGACAGTGGCAAAGGATTGCGAAAGGATGATAAAGCATGAGGAAGAAGATTTATGACCTATTAAATGCTTTATATCCGAGCTATTTTTTAGGTCAAAAGGATGGTATGTGCGAAGATACATACCTAGTAATTAAGTTTAATGAACAGCAACAAAGCTTAGTTAATACAAAAGGTGCTTTTCAGTACCTTGAAGTTATGGTATATGTATCGCAAAATTCAATAGCTCCAATAGATGGAGCAATCAAGGGAGTTATAGAAGCCATTAGAGAGGTTGCAGAACCTACCGGCTATATAACTCCCGATTTTTTGGACACAGATGTACAAGCGTATACAAAATCAATTCAATTTAAAATGAAAAAGGAGAGTTTTTAAAAATGGCAGATATATTATATGGAGTAAAAAGAGTAGTAGCAACACCACTAGATATAAACACAAATTTAGTTGATACAACAGCAAAGGCTATAGTAATTGAAACGGCTGAAGAAATTTCATTAGATCCAGTTGTGTCAAAAGGTGATGAAAAAATATTAAGAAATTCAGATAAGATTTTAGCAGTAGCAAGAACTCAAGATTTAGTTTACGGCTTTGATGTAAAGCTAAAAGATAACAAGTTTGATCTTAACTTCATTCAATTACTTGATGGAGGAACAATTAAGAAAGATGCTCAAAATAATGTGACTGGTTATTCTACTCCAAAAGGCACTGAAGGTAAGACAATTAAGCCTTTTAAATTAGAGGTTTATGTTGAAGATGTTGAGGGCGATTCTACAAAGGGTTATGTAAAAATAACACTTGGTAAGTGTGAAGGTACTGCACCAGGATTCGCTTTTAAAAATGGTGAGTTCTATGCTCCGGAGTTTAACATTAAAGCAAGAGAAAACACAAAGGCGGCTTTACCTCTATATGATATAGATTTTATATCCGCTTTGCCAACAGTTTAATTTTTAAAAGGGGAATACTTGTATTAGTAAATCAATTAATACGAGGAGGAATGTACATTATGTCCGTTACAAGAATTGAAGATATAAGAGCAAAGTTAGGTAATGGAGTTGAGGTTACACTCCCTGGATGGGATGAAGAACCTTTCATTGCTAGGCTTAAAAGAGTTGCTATCCTAGACCTTGCAACAAGAGGATTAATCCCTAATGCATTGCTAGGAATAGCCTCTCAGATGTTCAACGCTAACAATAAATCTAACTCGGATATAGATATTACACAAATGTCAAAGTTAGTTGATGTATTTGTTAAAAATAGTTTAGTAGAACCTACTTACGAAGAGGTTTCGGAGTACTTAACAGATGAACAAAGATTTGCAATCTTTAATTATTGTCAAAAAGGTGTAAAAGAACTAGAACCTTTTCGTACAGAGCCAAAAGGTATTGAGCTTAATATCGATAAGCCGGAAGTTTAAGAAGCTTCCGTCAGAAGTGCTTCATATCAAAGATGAATACGCCGCCTATTGTTTAGACGAGGTATGTGCTTACATTATTAGCGAAATAGATAACGATAAACAACCGAACTTTGATATATTCAATCCTACAGAAAAAAGAAATAACTCAGCTTTACAAAAATTTAAGACCGGGCTCTATTAGCCTGGTCTTTTTTTTATGCAAAAAAACGCATTGAAAGGATGTGAGAAGATGGATTTAGGAGTTATAAAAACCTCTTTTGTACTTGATATAAGAAGCTTCACAGATAATATGAAGTTAATCGAGGATAGATTACACTCTGCGGCCAAGTCAATGGCATTGATAACTGGAGATAAGGAGTTTGGTTCTCTAGGAAATAATATAGATAAAGTTGAAGATAAACTTACCGGTACTCAAAAATCACTAATGAACTTTAGTAAGATGGGTAAGAAATTTCAAGATATGGGTAGTGACCTTACAAAATATTTAACATTGCCAATCGTAGGCATGGGAGCCGTTGGAACAAAGACCGCCGCAGACTTTGAAGAGGGTTTATCTAAAATAAAAGCTGTTACTGGCGCATCCGGTGAAGAAATGAAAAAGATGCACGATTTAGCCATTGAAATGGGAGCAAAAACCTCATTTTCAGCTAAAGAAGCCGCTTCCGGAATTGAAGAATTAGCAAAAGCCGGACTTAGTACCTCACAAATATTAAACGGTGGTTTAAGTGGAGCTTTATCACTTGCAGCGGCCGGAGATTTAGACCTTGCAGATGCTGCTGAAGTTGCTTCTAATGTACTAAACTCTTTTAAAAAGGATTCGCTAAGTGTAGCACAAGCGGCTGATATTTTAGCCGGTGGAGCTAATGCCTCAGCAACTTCAGTCGGAGAATTAAAGTTCGGTTTATCTCAAGTTGCAGCAGTAGCCTCCGGAGTTGGTATGTCATTCAATGACACAACCACAGCTTTGTCGCTTTTCGCCAACAACGGTATTAAAGGCTCAGATGCCGGTACTTCATTAAAAACTATGCTTATGAATTTACAGCCTCAGACAAAGGCACAAAAGGCTATGTTTGACCAGTTAGGTTTAAGTATGGCTGATGGTTCATCAAAGTTTTATGATGCTCAAGGCCATTTAAAAAGCCTATCAGAAATATCCGGATTACTTCAAAGTAGTATGGGCGGTTTAACAGATGCGCAAAGACTTTCAACAATGGAAACTCTTTTCGGTGCTGATGCCATTAGAGCGGCGAACGTGCTTTATAAAGAGGGTACAAAGGGCGTAACTGATATGAATGCCGCTATGAGTAAAGTTACTGCAGAGGATACGGCAAAAACAAAATTAGATAACTTTAAAGGGTCTTTAGAACAGCTTAAAGGTTCTTTAGAAACTGCCGGTATTGTAATCGGTGAAATGGTACTTCCAACTCTAAGAGGCTTTGTAGATGGCATTACAAACTTAACTAATAAGTTTATGGAACTTAGTCCTACTTCTCAAAAGATTATTTTAATAATCCTAGGACTTGTCGCTTCAATTGGTCCACTTTTACTAATCGTGGGGAAAACCATAACAACAATAGCAGCTATTAAAACAGCTTTTATGACCTTAGGCTTAACAACTCAGATTGTAGGCGGAATGATGAGAGGAGCTTTAATTGCTTCCGGTATTGGTGCTTTGCTTATAGGTATAGGCGTTGCTATATGGCTTATCGTTAAACATTGGGACAAGGTTAAAGAGACTACTTTAAAAGTGTGGGGTATAGTATCGTCTTACTTATCAAAAAAGTTCAAAGAGCTTAGCGATTATACAAGTAAAATTTTTGGAGGCATAGCGGACTTCTTTTCTAATACCTGGAATTCTATAAAGGATTATACCTCTCAAAAATTTAATGAAATAAGTTCCTCGATTCAAAATATTTTCACTGGCATAGTTGATAAAATAAAAGGCTTTGGACAGTTAATATTTAATGCGGTATCTAATGCCTGGTTACGAGTTTCAAACACCACCTCGTCAATTTTTGCCGGCATAAAAAACTTTTTTGCTTATTGGTGGCCAACATTACTTATTGTATTTACTGGCCCGCTTGGATTCTTGATTGTATATATAGTACAACATTGGAACTCTATAAGAGACAATACAGTAAGTATTTTCAATATTATAAAGAACTATATAAGCGCAGCTTTTGGCTTCATACTCAACACAATACAAACTATAGTAAAATCCATAGCTGACAAGGTGGGCACCGGTTTTAAGTTGGTCTCAGACATAGTGACATCAATAACCACATCTATTAAAAATACTGCGGTTTCAATATGGACTAGTATCTCAAATACGGTCAGTAATTTAATATCCGGATTGGTTAGAATGGTATCACCTATTTTCAATAGTTTAAGGAGCTTTATCTCAAATACCTGGAGCGGAATTTCCTCTAGTGCCTCTAATATTTTAACGGGTATGCGAAACACCATAGTAAATATAGCATCCGGAATAAAAAATAGTGTCTCAGGAATTTGGACTAGTATTAAGGATAATGCATTAAATACATTTTATGGATTGTTTAATAAGGTCGGTGAAATTTTTGGAAGGATAAGAGATGCCATTGTCACACCCTTTAGAAATATAAAATTCCCTAGACCGGACGTAAAATTCGGTTCAACTACTAAAAGCTTTATGGGGGTTTCTTTTCCAGTCCCTACTATGGATGTTAAATGGTACGCAAAAGGTGGTATATTTAGCTCTCCTTCTGTTATCGGAGTAGGGGAAGCCGGAGACGAGGCAGTATTACCGATTAGAAAACTATCCGGAATACTAGCAGACACATTAAATAAGATGGATGTTGATACAAGCGGCGGCAAGGGTAGCAATACGGTTATAAACTTCAACGGTAATTATAATTTTAATGATAAAAATGATATAGATTACTTTATGAACCAAGCGGCTCTATTAACAAAGAGGAGGAAATAATACAATGCTTATAAACGGCCAAGATATCTCGGTTTATAATGCAAAGCTAGTTGATAAAGACATACAAACGGCAGACGTTAGAACTTATACTAATTGGCTAAGTGGTGCGCTTAATTACTACGTTGAGCATGTAGACGAGACTTATACATTTATAAAATTAGTTTTAGCAGTAGAGGGACTTTCTGAAGAGGAAGTCCTTTTAAATATCTCAAATTTAGTTAGATCAACAAAGTTATGCACTATTAAATTTGATAACATATCATTTTACTTTGATTGTGTTCTTGATTCTAACACATCTAAGTACCTATCAAATACTTGTTATCAACTTGAGATTAACTTGAAAGCAAACTTTAAATACAAGGATTATATTACCGAAGCCGTCTCCGGAGCAAGAACACTTAATATACAAGGTAATACAAGCTCCTTACCGGCTCTATTAGAGGTTAAGCCTATGGCTAACTTTGCAAATATACAAATAAACCTAGGCGGTAATTTAATTACCCTTAAAAATCTAATATCCGGAAAGACCTACATTATAGACGGAGAAAAATACAAGGTTACAGTAGACGGAACAAACAAATATGGAGACTTTGACGGAAGCTTCCCGGTATTAATACCTGGTAATGTTAACGCCTCTATAAATACTGTTTATTGCAATATGAACGTTAAATATAAACCTAGATGGTACTAAAATAATCGGAGAATTGGAGTCCATAAAAAGAAAATATTAAGGTGGTGTTATAGTGATATTAGACTTATATAGTCCTTTAAAAATAAAAACTGCGCCGTTATTTAATACGGTTGATTTAAAAATAACTAGAGAGCTATCCGGAGAGGATACGCTCTCTTTTTCTTATCCTTTGAATGATGAAACAGCTTCTTTAGTTGTTGAAGAAAGCTATATAAGAACCTCTTCAGATGAATTTTTAATAAAAGAGGTTAATAAAAAAGGTTACTATGCTGAAGTTTTTGCAATACTCAATACTGAAGATTTAAGGGGCAATATAGTTAATAGCTTTAACGCTAGTACAGTAACGATTTTAAGTGCTATCAATTTAGCTATAGCCGGAACTGGATGGAGTGCAACAGATAAAAGCGGCGTTACTAATAAGAGAAGCTTGCAGCTAAAAAATAAATCAGTTTGGAACTCACTTCAAGCTATAGAACAAACATGGATGGTTGAATTATCTTTCGATACTTTAAACAAAGTAATTTCTATCTATAGCAGAAAAGGATCTGATACTGGAGCATATGCAATAAACAAATTAAACCTAAAAGATTTAGAGGTACAAGGCAATTCGTATGACTTCTATACTAGACTAATTCCACTAGGTAAAGACGGATTAACAATAAGCTCTGTAAATGGCGGTAAAAACTACGTAGAAAATTATAGTTACAGTTCTAAAGTATTGACTGGTTACTGGGAAGATAACAGATACACAGATCCACAATCTTTAAAAGATGATGCAATCTCAAAGCTTTCAGATATGTGTAAACCTAGTAGAAGCTACAAAGCTAGTATTTTAGACCTGGCTTCAATGGATAGTAATTACTCTTTCTTAGATATTAATATAGGCGATATTATAACTATTGTAGATGAAAATAAGAGCATAAAAGAAAAGCAAAGAACTATAAAAATTGAAGAGTACCCAAATGAACCACATAGAACAGTTATAACTTTAGCTAATAGATTAACAACACTTGATTATATAACTTCTGACTTAATAGATACCGCTGATACTGTAAACAGTATAACAACTACTGATGGCATGATTGCAGACAGTAAAATCCAAACTTTAGATTATTCAAAACTAAAAAATGTTGCGGTAACTACTGCGGATATTATTGACGGCTCAATAGTTAATGCAAAAATAGGTGATGCCTCTATAACTGGCGCAAAGATAGCCAATGCAACAATTACAAATGTACAAATAGCAAATGCAACTATAGGCGCAGCTCAAATTACTAATGCTTCTATAGGCTCAGCTCATATTGTGCAAGGCTCTATAGGAAACGCTCATATAGGTGTTGCCGCAATAGGTACCGCTCAAATACAAGATGCGGCGATTAGTACCGCTAAGATATCAAATGGAGCTATCACAAACGCTCTTATAGGTACCGCAGCTATAGGAACAGCTAATATACAAGATGGTTCTATAACTAACGTTAAAATCGGAACTGCGGCTATAGGTTCAGCTCAAATACAAGATGCATCAATTAGTACAGTAAAAATACAAGATGCATCAATAACAAGTGCGAAGATAGTTGACGGCTCTATCTCAAATGTTGATATAGCAAACGCTACTATTACCGGGGCAAAAATAGCCTCTGCAACTATAACCGGAGCAAATATAGCAGCTGCAACTATAGGAACTGGATTAATACAAGACGGTTCTATTACAACCGCAAAAATCGGAACTGCTGCCATTGGAGCGGCACAAATTGCAGATGCTTCTATTACTTCAGCTAAAATTGTTTCTGTATCTGCCGGCAGTATTTCTACCGGAACACTAAACACTAACCTAGTAACTATACAAGGTAATAACTCAAAACTTAAAATATCCGGAAATAGACTTCAAGTGTTTGACAACCAGGCAACACCAGTTGAAAGAATATCTTTAGGTGATGTAAACGGAGACGGATCAGTTTATGGTTTTAGAGTAAGAGGAACGGACGGCACAACCGTTCTAATGGACGAAACCGGAGTTAAAAACCAAGGGATTACAGACGGAGCTATTACAAACTCTAAAATTTCAGCTAATGCCGTAGATAATGGCAAGATACTTGATAATACTATTACTGGAGCTAAGCTTATAGCTGACAGTATAACAGCTAGAGAGATAGCTACTAAAACAATCACAGCGAATGAAATTGTAACCGGAACTATAACCGCAGCAAGTGGAATTATAGCGGATGCCACAATCGTTACTGCAAAGATAGCAGATGCCAACATAACCGGAGCTAAAATTGCAGCTGCTACAATAACGGCAGCTAATATCCAGGATGCAACTATAACTGGGGCAAAAATAGCCTCTGCTACAATAAGCAATGCCAATATTCAAGATGCTACAATTACCGGAGCTAAGATTGCTAACGCATCAATTACAAATGCACATATAAATAATTTAGATGCTAGTAAAATAACTACTGGTACTATATCAGCAAGTAGAATATTCGGAGGTACCTTAACACTAGGAGGAAGTACAACAAACTCAAATGGCGCTATGCAGATGCAAGACGGAAACGGTAAGATTTTCGGCTCTATAGATAATAGCGGCATACTTATGCAAAAGCCTTTACAGATAACTAATTACTATAGTTGGAATACTGCCGGATATGGTGAAATTGTAGGAACTGCCTCAGCAAAATATGATTCTACAGTTCTATCTTTGCATGATGGTTTGTATAATCCAGGCGGTGAGAATTGGATTAAAGACTTTTCCTATAACCTTGATGAAGGTTTTATCAACATGAAACTAATACACCAAGGCGGCCAAACTACAGATTGGGTTACTCATAATTGTACTTTTGGAGCTGACACAATGACCAACTCAACTGATAGAGCTAACGGTGTTACAGTATTACAACATGGACAAGGCGGTTTAAGAATAAGGAATTATACTGGAGATATTAATACCGGCGCAAATGTTATGATAATGGGCGCAATGTCCGTAGGAACTACCTTAACAGCTAATGGCGGTAAAACTGTATGGGATAACTCAAACGCCTCTTATGGCTCTAATACTTACGGATATTGGATTAAATACCCAAATGGTATTATGGAGATATTTCAGAAAGTACCGGTAGGAGATAAGGCAATTACTACCGCATGGGGTTCTATATTTGGTATGGGTGGACAGCAGAGCTTACCGGCTTTTCCGGTATCATTTATAGAGGTTCCAGTTGTTAATATTTCTATAAATTCTAGTAATAACAACTCAATCATATTAATACAGAACTCAGCTCCTACAATGAGCAATCCACCAAGCTATGAACTTGGAAGAGGTACAAGCGGCACAGCTTATTCGGTTACAGTTTCATATCAAGCTCGTGGAAGATGGAAATAGAAAGGAGCTTTTATTATGGGTTTTGGTGTAGATTTAGTAACTAATCAAGGTATACCTTACACTTATGTAAAAGTAGGTGATGTAGCAAGAAGTACAACTATCAAACTAGCCAATATAACTATATATGGTTACTATAGCGAGAAGGCTAGACGTTCCGGAAGATTGCCAATATATACAGATACCTTTACATGTGATGAGAACTCATATGACAAGTATTTCACTATTGATATTCTTAACCAACAAGGGGTTAATGATATTTCTCAATCTTATCATTTCCTATATGACAATATAGACGTATTTAAGAGCGCAGAGAATTTAGTATAAACTTTAGTATGTAAAGCCTAGGGGTATTCCCTAGGCTCTTTATATGCTATCTAATAAAAATCTATTGAAGTACTGTAAAGGGCATACTATAGCAAAATAAATAGTAAAGGGGTAATCAGCTATATGAAATCACCGGATTTAGTACTTTATGAAACTAAACAGAAAATTATAAATGCACTAAATGAAACTAATATGCCTATTACAGTGCTTTCAATGCTTTTAAATGAGATACAAACAGAGGTTAACAATCAAAGAGCTTCAACAATTCAAGAGCTTATTAAAAGCTCACAAACTATAACTGAAGATACAACAATAGAAAATAACGATAAGGAAGAGGCTTAAAAACCTCTTCTTTTTTTATTAAATCCATAGGGGGATAAAACACATGAGAGAGGAACTTTTTGACTACAAATTACTAATATCAGCTTTAACCTCATTTCTTTCTTTTTTCTTTGGAGGTTTTGACACTGGCCTTATAGTATTAATTTCATTTATGGCTATGGATCAAATGACCGGACTAATGAAAGGTTATGTAAATAAAGCTCTAAGTAGTAAGACTGGATATAGAGGAATTATGAAGAAAGCCGGTATACTTCTTGTACTTATAGTTTCAGTTCTTTTAGATAGACTAATTAATAACGGTACAATGGCATTTCGTACACTTGTAGTATATTTCTATGTTGCCAATGAAGCTCTTTCAATTTTAGAGAATATTGCAAAGTGTGGTGTGCCTCTGCCGAAAAAGCTTATAGAAGTATTGGAGCAATTAAAAAACAAAGGAGGAAACTAAAGATGGCTAAAGTTTGTTTAGACCCTGGACATGGACAATGGGACCCCGGAGCAGTTGGGCCAACTGGATATAGAGAAAAGGATTTTACTTTATCCTTAGCTTTAAAGCTTAAAAAGTACCTTGAAAACTGCGGGATTCAAATTGTAATGACTAGAAGTAATGACAATGCTCTAGTAAATGGCGATACAAATAAAGACTTAATAGCTAGAGCAAACGTAGCAAATAGAAACGGCTGCACTCACTTTATTTCTCTTCATGCTAATTCAGCCGCAGATGCTTCAGCTCATGGAACAGAAACATATTGTTTAAGTCCTAATGCTGCAACTAATGGAAATAAATTAGCTCACGCAGTAGAGGCGGCTTTAATAAAAGAAATAGGCTTAACAGATAGAGGCGTTAAAACCGCTAACTATTCAGTTTTAAGAAATACATCAATGCCCGCTATTCTTGTTGAAAGTGCTTTTATTTCTAATCCTAAAGAAGAGGGATTGCTTAATAGTGTGGACTTTCAAAACAAGTGTGCTAGAGGCATAGCTAAAGGATATTGTGCATTTGCTAATATAGCTTTTAAAGACTTATGAACTTCAGATAATAACGCTCCTCAGCTTCTTTATAAGGTTCAAGTAGGAGCATACACCAAAAGAGAAAACGCCGACGATATGCTTATAAAGCTAAGAAATAAAGGCTTTATAGGTTTTATCCCGACTCTAAAATATAATGAAATTCCCTTCAAGGTTCAAGTAGGCGCATTTAGAGACAGAAAAAAGGCCGAGGATCTTCTAGGAAAACTTAAAGCTCAAGGCTTTGAGGGGTTCATTAAGGAGGACTAAGATGGCAACTAATTACGTGTATGATACCTCTTTTATAACTAATATACTCACTCAGATATTGCAAATTGTTGTACTCGCTCTAGTTTCATATGCTACAGCCTTTATAAGAAAGAAATTAAGCAATGAGAAGTTAAAACAAGTTACTCATATAGCTTCTATAGGTGTGAAAGCTGCTGAAGAGGCTTTGAATACAGAAAGCGGCGCAGCTAAGAAAAGAGCTGTTATAGAGTACCTATCAAAGAAAACAAATCTTTCTACTCAAGATATTGATAAGCTAATAGACTTTACAGTATTTGAGATGAAAAAAGATATTGCAGCCGTAAACAATAAAACTTTAGATACTCCTAATTTAAAGCTATAGATTAAATTGCTATACTAAGTAATACTTCTAAGCAATATAAAAGAGAGGTGGAGAAATCCGCCTCTCTTTTTGCACTTATATTTATATAAAAGTAAATACTTTAAGGACTACAAATTTGAGATATAGAAAATAAGGATTTTATAATTATAGGTTTTTCTCGAATGATTCAATCATTCTCTTAACCATGTTACCGCCAACTGATCCAGCTTCTCTAGCTGTTATATCTCCGTTATAACCTTCTTTTAAAGATACTCCAACCTCTTTAGCTGATTCCATTTTGAAAGCATCTAAACCTTGCTTTGCTCCTGGTACTAAAGTCTTATTTCTTGCCATAGTGATTCACCACCTCTCACCATATTATTAAAATTAGCTTTATTTATTTAATACTCGTACAAGAATAGTATTTGTCCTATTATAAAATATATACAGAGTTATAAGAATAGAGCCACCTTAGCGCACTTTCTTTTATATTTCCTAAATATTTTCCCCCTCTAATTCCCATGTGTAAATTCATTTTAAGAGCTTGTTTTATGTACCGAAAAGATATATAATATAGTTGTAAGGAAGATACACAAAAGAAGATAAAGAGAGGGAGATTACATTATGGAAAACACTAAAAACAACCTATTCAATGAGAAGGATGCAAAAGACTTACTAAATCTACTTATAGACAAAAACGGCCTACTTGATAGCATCAATGAGAGCCTAGAGGATGCAAAAACAGATTTAGAATTCTCGGAGCTTATAGAATCGAAAGAAATGATAGAAGAGTTTAAAGAAAAAATTAGATTGCTAGAAGATGCAAAAAGCAAACTAGAAAAGACAGCATAGAAAAAATAAGAGCCGGAAGTAAAACTTCCGGCTGAAAGGTTTGGTCTAAGGTTACACAAAGGCAACTAAACCTCGCCTATGTCATTAGTATGCAACTTGAAAATAAAAATATACCGAAAAGGATTTTATGACTAACAACTAGTGGTAAAGAGAGTCATGTGTAATATGTACTACAAGCAAACAAAAACAATTATGGATTATTACTAAGTGTTGCTATTAATATATTATCCATTCTAATAGCTTTTATAGCATCTATATAAATAAAAAGAAAAAAACAGGGGTTAGGGAATCTAGGGTAATAAGACTAACCTCTGTTTTTTTCTTTACTAAACCTATTAAATGAGAGACCTAAAGTACTGATATGGAAATCTTTAAGCTACTCATTATTAATTATGTCCCTTTATTATTAAAAATAAACCAAGTTAACAATTAACAAATGTGATAACAAAGCCGCTCTATTGTATCTGTTGCATATGCTAGTAATATGATACATATGATATAAATTTAATACAAAAAAAGCCTCTAATTAACTCAGAAAAATATATTGCGATACATAAGTAATGTATGTTTGAAACATTTTTTTTAAGTCAATACTGTAAATGATATGGAAATATATTTTTTTAGTGCGGAGGTGCAGTAATTGAATGGCTTATGTCCTAAAAGGTTAGTTATTAGAGAGGAGCTTATATCCATAACCGACGATATGGTTGAGGCGGTTCTTTTAGATTACTTTATAAAAGAATCATTAGTCTTAAAAGGTGACTGGATTAGATGCACAATTGAAGAGCTTACAACTCATACTATGGTTGTAAATTCTGTTATCACAATGAGCAAAAAGCTCCATAGCATTATTGACAAAGGTTTTATTAATGTCAGAAAATCTACGTGCCTTAATAAACCTAGTGCATATAGACCGGATTTAATTAATATAAGTAAAGCTTTATGCAATAAAGGTTATTCACTAAGTGTTATAAAGGAATATAGGGAAGCAATCTGATGTTAATAAAGCGTAAATATGTTTATTCCGGAAAGATACTTTACCGTAGGAGCTATTACAACACTATGCTATCAGTAGCAAAGGAACATATAGAGCTTACGACCTGGGCAGTAAGTATTTCTCAGGCAAAGAGTAATTTTGAGTACAGAATAAACAAAGAGCTGAATCAAGGAACAAAGAGAATTTACAAGATAGAGTGTGATAAGATTTTTGAGGATGAATTTTATCAAAGCTCTAAACTAGGTTAATATATGTAACGCTTATAGGCTTAGGACTTTTGGGTGTCCTACGCCTTGTTACATGAACTACTTCAAATATTAATCAAAGTTCCACAAAGATTAATAAAAGTAGTACTAACGCCTAGTTGTAAATAATAAATTATTGTTATAAGCAATAATTAGGTTCTTGTAAATAATAAACTATTCTAAGTAGAACTAACTGAATTTACTAAACATATATGAGAGGTCTAAAAATGAATCAATGGGTATACAATTATGGAGACGAGTTAAAAGATAATATAACTATTAATAGGTTATTAGCTTTTGCCTTAGGTGCTAATGAAGCTCTTTTATACTCGGATCTCCTACAAAGGTATGAATATTGTAAGAAACATAATTTTTTAACTGACGAGGATAGTTTTCACTGTACTGTTGCTGATATAGAAATGTCTACAACCTTTAGACGTAAGAAGCAAGAAAACCTTTTTAAAAAGCTAGTCGAGGCTAACTTAATCAAGGTTACTTCAACGGCCTTTAGATACGTTACTATTAACCAAGATAAGAGCGTTATAAAGCAATTAATGGACAAGGGTAAAGAAGAGCTTGACGCTCTTTATAAGAGACAGAAAGAGGAAGCAATAAAAAGCCGCATTAGAAAACAACGTTATGATGCAAGACATAAAGCCATTTAATCCAAAAGAAAGAAGAGGTGTTAATACCTCTTCTTTTTACTGTATATAGGGGAATTACCCTATATATAAGCTTATATTTATTCTTGTCTAACGTTTCATATTTTCCAATAAGTAATAATAATATTCACTATTCTGCTTGAATATTCCTTAAAGTTAGTATAAAATTATATTAACAATTAAATCGAGCGGAAAAAGCAAAAACTCCTATAAATCGTCTGCGACCAAACTTTCGATTTATAAGAGCCACTCAAGAAAGATTTTTTTCAAATCTCATTGAACTATTTTTTTCTCTTGATCTATATTTATATTTTACTTAAAAATATAGGTATAGTCAATAGAAAAATAGTTAATAATAATGAAGTTTGAGAAAAAATCTTCCTTTGTGGTACGGCTTTTCGTTCGGTACTAGAAAGGAAGATTTTTTTTATGAACGATAATATTCAAGATGAAGTAATGTACGTAGAAACCGAGAGAAACGAAAACTTTTTTATAACATATAACGCTTTTGCAAGAAATCCTAATGTGAACGGAAATGACTTCAAAGTTTGGAGTGTAATTAGAAGCTATGTGTGGGGTACTAACGGATGGAAGTTAAGTTTAAGTACAATAGCTCAAAGTTGTGGTATAAGCATTTCAACCGCAAAGAAGTCTATAAAATGGCTTTGTGACAATGGTTTTATTATAAAGATTAAGCGAAAAAAGCAAGACTCAAACGAAAATGATTGTAATATATATAAAATGGTTGCGATAGATCCAGTTACCGGACTACCTACTGGAGTGGAAGAAGTCAGTAAAAGAAGAGAACCAAAAAAGCCGCAAGCAATGGATGATAACACCGTTAGCGAACGCTCTGAAAATAAAGTTGTGGATAATTCTGTGGATAAACCTGTTGATAATGATGTGGATAACTCAAAAACAGACAAAAATGTTAGTCAAAATCTAACCGAGGGTAGGGCAGAATCTAACCAACGTAGGTTAGAATCTAACCAAGAGGTAGGGCAGAATTTAACCAACGTAGGGCAGAATCTAACCAGTAATAAGACTATATTAAATAAAAATATAAATACTATAGTAAAAGAAAAGAAAGAAGAAAGCTCCTCTTCTACCCCTACACCTAACAATAACTTTTTGTCCGATACGGAACGTACCTCTGAGCCATTAACTGAAGTACAAAAAGAAAGTACAATTACGGATAAAAAGAAATTTGTAACGGACGAACCGAAGGTAACTGGCAATATAAAAAGTACTTCTCCTAACAGCTCTAAGGAAAGTACAAGAATGGAAAAAGAGTTCATTCGCTTCATGGAGGTATTAAAAAGTGGATTAGTTGTCAATACTGAGGATGAGGAGCAACTATATTCGATTTATAAGAGGAGCAATATGTATTTATTGCAGAAGGTTGTAGAGTATACAAGAAAGAGGGGCATATGTTCAGCCGCATTAATAAAAATATATGCCAATACTTTCATATCTGAGGGGTTACTCACCAAGTCTCAAATAGATGATTATATCCTTAAAGAGGCTTAAAATTTGGCTCATAGTATAACGGCAAAGCTCCCGGAATGACCACAAATAAGTGAAAATAATACCCTCTATAGCGTACGTTCATACCGGGAATAAAACAAATTAATCACACTCTTATTACATGAATTTCATACCCCGTAAACGTGAGTTAATACCCAAAAAGCGCATGGCGGCGGGCGGGTTGGAAGGGTACGACCTCGCACCTTTGGGGTATGATATTTATTGAATTATCTTCTTGTTTTCATAGTGAAACGAGGGTAAAATATAATTAATGGACAAGTTGGAGGTATAAAAGGTATTGAGAAACTTTGATTTAACACTAAACCAACGAGCTAGTATAGTAATGGCATTTGAGGACTATTTAAAACGTAAAAAGCAAATTAACAATCAGTTTTTTAAGTTAAGAGAGGAAGTAGATAATCCACTTGCAGATTTTCAGGAATCAACAAGAGCTATAATGATGGAGCTTTTTAATTCCAATAATGATATCTCTGCTGAAATAGCTGAATCAACAAAAAATTATGAGGATCTTCTAAAGGTATTTATGTCTAATGAAGAAATCTTATTATCACATGAGCAAATGAATGATACTTTAGGGGTATTAACTAACTTTGTTGCAGTTAGAGAGATTAACTTAATTAGACGGTTTCATAATGTTTTTGGAGGCTCTGAAGATGATAAGGACGATATGAGTAAGTTAATGGTGAATATTGTACATGAATTACAAAAGCCTGAAGTAGAAGAGTACCATGATTTAATAACGCTATTTAAAAAAGCTATAGGAGCTTAATATTATGAGTAATATGGTGAATATAGTTACAGTAGAGGTTGTAAAGTTCTACGAAGCATCTGAAAATAAGGACTGTGCAAAGATAAAACTTAACTATGTAAGTGATATAATTTCACCAACCGCATCCGAAAAAATTGAAATGTTATGTAACGAAATATTACATAATGATTTATTTTGCGATATGGCCGCTTATAGCTTTCTTGAAAGGAAGCCTCTACTAAGTATAGCCTTAATACTAAATAACGCGGGAAATGACCTCGTAGTGATTTTTGAGGGCATTTTAAGAGCGGCTATATGCAATATTAATAACTACGAAAATAAAATGTCTGAAATACTGACAATAATTGATACGGATATAAAACAAGGGATTTTGTATTAAATAAATGGGGGGGACTATTTAAACTATGAGTAGTAAGCACACTAAATCAGTTAGTTTTACACCGGAAGAGCTTTATTTAAGAGACTATGCAGAAAACAGCTCTAACGGTAACTTTAGTTACTACATAAAGCAACTTATTAAGCAAGATATGAGAAACGCCCAGGGAGACCCTACTCAACTTTTAAAAGGTGATCCGAAGGTAATAGCTAAAATGAAAAATGTTTATCTCCAGGATATTTTAAAAGAGGTTACCAGTATGGTAAAAAAAGCTGCTATTGAAATTGACCTTCCGGATTTACGTTTAGAAATTGGACAACCTAAAGAGGTATTATTAAATACAAATGAAAATCCAACTTTAATAAATCCTCATGCAGATGAAAAAATTAAAGCTGCATATCAAATAAAATTTGATGGATCTGAAGAAAAATTCTCAGTAGGTGAGTAGTGGTTTATATTTGAGTATACATTTTATGGTATACTCAAATATATTGGAATCACTTTTTACTAAGAGAGATAAATATATAAAAGAGAATTTAGGAGGATTATTATGACTATGGTTATAGGAGCAGTTGCTCAAGGATATGCCGTTACTATTGAGCATATTCTTTGTGATATTTATGATTGTGAGAGGTATGGATTTGGTGGCGTAGTAAACTCTGATTTTATAAGAGAACAGCCATTTTCTGCAATAACTTGCGCTCTTTCATTCGTATATTCAAATGCAGATGATATCAAGCGAGTAGAAATTGATAAGTTTATTGAAAATTATTATTTCTTTAGAAAAATGAGCTTAGACTTATTACTATCTTTTGATAGTTCAACAAAGAATATTGATGGCATAACCTATGATATAAGTTTTGATAATGGAAAAAAAGCTATAGATACTATGATTGAAGATTTCAGAAAAGTTATTAAAAATAATTAATAAGAATACCGCTTTGCGGTGTTCTTTAACCATGTGTTGAGAATCTATGAGAGGTGTAATATCTATATGGCCATGAATAAGGAAAAGAGAAATCTAGTATTACTTTATATATGTGGTACGGCGTGGATTATAGCCTCAATTTTATCTCTTAGGCATGGAGCAAAATCATCAAAATTTATGGAGATTGAAGCGGCTATTTTTATTATGATTGCCGGAACTATATACTATAAAAGAAATGCAAAATAGAGAGGTTAAGAAGTTTACTTCTTAGCCTCTTTACTTCTAAACTTCTTATTTAAGCCCTCTTCTTAATGTCATAAAATACGCATATAGCATCGTCAACAATATCCTCTAAACTTGTACCGACCGGGTACCTTAATTTTAATTCTTGCAGCTTTCTTATAGTTGACAATTTAAGGCAATAACTTCTTTTCTTCTTTTCTTCTTTGCCTCCACCTTGATTTTCTGCGGGTTCATCTAAAGAAGTTTCCTTCTTTCCTTCTTTACTTCCTTTTGTCAAAGCTTCTTGAACTCCTTGCATTATATGTTTAGATCCATTAGACATTTAAGTACCTCCTTGCCTAGTTCTGTATAATCCTCGTAGCCTTTACATTTTTCATAGTAGTATATTATAGGAGCTTGTTCATCTTGAGAGTATTCGATTTTAACATCTTCTCTTATTATTGTGTTGAATAGCTTATCGCCAAAAACCTCTTGCAGTGAGCTTCTAATATCCTTAGATATTTTCTTTCTAGCATCAAAGCGAGTTATTAATACTCCTAGAATATCAAGATTTTCGTTGTAGCCGTCTCTTATAAGGTTGTAAGTATTAATTAAATCTTTAATACCTTTTATAGAGAAAAATTGAGGTGTAACCGGAATTATTATATAGTCTGAAGCAACTAAAGAATTAACCGACAATAAACCGAGTGCCGGAGGACAGTCGATAATTACATAGTCATAAGCTCTCTTAGTATTATTAATTATGTTCCTAAGTAGGTACTCTCTATCTTTATATGAGCTTAGAGTAATTTCTCCGTTGGATAAAGATATATCTGACGGTAATAGATGCAATCTATCGTACTTAGTTTCAATAAGTACCTCTTCAATATCATTTGTATTAACATTCTTATTTTTTAGCAAGTCATATACTGTTAGTTGTAGCTCCTCGTCATCTATGCCAAAAGATGCCGTTAAGTTTGATTGAGAATCCATATCTACAGCTAAAACTTTTTTGCCATGCCTTGCCAAGTATGCGGCTATATTACTTGCGGTTGTACTTTTTCCTACGCCGCCTTTCTGGTTAAAAATAGATATTACCTTCATTTTTTCCACCCCTTTTTTACTATTATATACCATGCTTGTACACATGGAAAGAGGGAAAGAGTAAAAGAAGTAAAGAAGTTTATGTAAAATATAGTAAGTTAGTTTTGTAATATAAACCGCCTATTTTACTAGCTTTGAATTAAATTTTAGACTAAGAAGTAAAGAGGGAAAGAAGTTTAGAAGTAAAGAAGTATCAAAAAGAGCCGTCATTAAAAGCGGCTCTTACTAAATAAATTCCCTTTAATTAAACGATATTTAGTAGGGGTAAGAGGAGGCGTTTTACTTCCCTCTTTAGATACTTTACTAGCCTCATAATTTTTTATTATAGAAGCTTGAAGCTCTTCAATGGGTAGAGAAAAGTAAAAGTAACCTTGTATCATTAAGTTAAGATAATCACTATCTAAAGTAGTACGCTCTATGTTGCCATTAAGAAAATAAGTAAAAGCTTTTATAGTTGATCCGTTTTCAAGATTGACTTTTATTTCTTTTTTATCTACTATATCCGGATAATGTTCTGATGCATCCAGGATATTAATATAATGGTCCGGAATTTCATAAAGACCACCAAAAACAAAATCGTCATATGCTGAGGTTTGTTTTATATCCGCAACGCCTTTGCCTTTCTGTGAACCTCTAAAAACTAATATATGATTATGTAGTATTGCTGAGCATATAGGCATAGCTCTAGGACATTTTTCATCCATGAGTTTTATATTTAAGTTACTCCCATAAGAAAAATATTTCATAATACCATACTCCTTTTTTGGAGTAATTGGAGATATAAAAAAGCTTATTGCTTACCTCTTCAATTACTGGATATAATGTATATTAATATGATTATATAGAGGTGAGTATACTATGACCGGAAGTGAAGCAACTTGCTATGCGTGTGTAGCTGTAGCTGAATTAAAAAAAGAATCTGTAGATATTACAACCGAAAGTATTAAAATGAAAATGTGGGGGTTAATGGACGAATATACCGAGAAGGAAATTGCAGTAAAGTATGAAAAAATGGACTTATAAATCTTAAGAAGTGGAGAGGAAAAAAAGCCTCTCTTTTTATTTTGTCCACCATGAAAAAAGTACAAGTATTTCGCTAAACGTAGATTTGGCGAAATAAATTCTATGTTTCGCAACTATTTTTAGGACAAACTGTAATTTAAAGTAAATCCTTTTGTACAATCTCACAAAAAAATAAAAAAGCGGCCTAATTTTTAGCCACTTTTTAGCTTTTATTATTTATAGTCCTCAAATTTGTCGCAGCTCCTAAAGACAAATTTATTATTAACCCATCTTTGCATACGCTTTATTTCTTTCGGAGCGTTCCACCTTTCAAAAACTGTAATGTAAGGGTCGTAATCAAGTTCTCTGAGCTTGTAAACTCTCTCTAGGTTTTCCTCCATAGAGGTATTAAAGTTAGTTAACACATATACTCTAAGTTTTCTACCTTTGAATTTTAACTTAGTTCTAAACTCTTTCAACTTCTCATAGGTCTTAAACTCGTAATTATCCCATGCAAAATGAAGCATTTTAACTTTTAACTGATTAATCATATAAGCCTTTTCGTCCGTCATTAATCTTATGTCTAAGCCTTGGCTTATATCAATATATGATTTACTATCTATAAGTTGCTGAAGTAAGTCCTTCCACTCGCTGCAAGCTATTAAGTTTGGATCTAAAAGATTTATTTCTTTTTGACCTCTCCAAAATTGAGATAAGTCAGCAACCTTTTTACTGCAGTTGCCTTCCTTTTTTGACACTATGCAAAAATTACATTGTCTAGGGCAACCACGAGTTAAGAAGCCGTAGGCAGTATTAGTAATATTGTATAGACTATAATCCGGATAAATACTCTCTATCTCATTAGGAAGTACACTATCTAAATCGTAGCCAGTTCCACCTTTAACTATTTCCTTAGAATTTATTAAACCCTCATAGTCCTTTGTAAATGTAAATACTTTACTCATATATACTCTATCATAGCTTTTAAGAGGCATAAGCATTTCAACCTCATGTCCATTTTGCTTATACCATGCTGAAAGCTTCATAAGTGCAAGGTTAGGGAAGTTATGACCGTCAACGTCAATTAATCCTATTTTCATTCTTTCACCTCGCCAGGTTATATAAAAGGCGGGAAATCCCGCCCCTTCTTAAATTACCCTTATGCCGTATTTATTAAGCATATACTCTCTGTATTCCTCATGAGTTAATTCGATTATACTATAGCCTTTAACTAAGCTTTTATCGAATCCTTTTAATAACTCTCTAGCCTCCTCCTTATTGGCTACTATTGTTTCTATGTCCTCACCTTGAGTACTAAAAACTACTTTAACTTTTATCATTTGTACTTCCCACCTTTTTAGTGAATTTTCCTTACAACTATATTATATATCCTTTCGGTACATAAAGCAATCTCTTAAACACTCCTTTATGATGGGAATTAGAGGGGGATTTTTTTATTTTGAGCAACAAAAAAAGCGGTATTTAACCGCCTTTAAGTTACTATTTTCTATATAGTTCTTGGATTACGAATTAATCATACTAATAAGCATATCATTATCAATGGGAAGCCTTTCAACAAATATATCACCTGTAGGATGAAAAGTACCTTGATAAACACTAAAACCAAAACACACTTTAACTACAATAACAAGTATTTCAAGAGATATATTCTCGTATATTGTAGATTTTTCATAAATAATTTTATTTTTATGATCTTCGAAATGTTCCATTTTTTTTAATACTGCTTCTCTAAGCATTAGAAAAACCTTCTCTCTTATTTTTTATATATCCATAGTAAACCTATCGTTTTTTAGAAAGTCATTGTATGCTCTATGAATGTTACTTATAGCCTCGCTTTTGTTATCTGAATCAAGGTCTTTATCTTTTAGTATTAAATTAACTACTTGGCCGAAATGTACATCTAACATAAAGCTTTTTTCATCTTCTGTATATTTGTTTTGTTCTTTAAGCTGAGTGGAGCGATTTTCTATTCTTGTACGGAACTCATAGAAATATTTTTCAATTAGCTTTTCGTGAAGATCCATTTTGTTTTTTATCTCTTTTGCAATCTCTAGGCACTCCTCTTTTGTATAGTGGTCTTTATCTTCACTTATTTGTAAATATTGATTATAAGCTTTATTAAGTTCCTCTTCACTTGATACTAAATCCTCAGCATATATTAAACGCCCGTTTAAAAATTCTCTAAAATGATATGTAGTATTTATACTTGCACCAAAAGCTCTACCATACCAATTAATAGCCAACTCTCTTTCGTCGCTGCCGTTACTTTGCCATTGTGTCAAGTCTCCGACAAGGCTCTCAAGTAACTCTTCAACATTGTTATGGCCCGCCTCATATGCAAGAACCTCTAAATTATTAACTTGTTTATCTGTTAAACTTAGTCTAATATCTCTAAGTTCTTTAGTGTTATAGTCCTCATTTTCTTCTTTTACTCTTACCTCATAATTATTATCTAAATAGTAAAAACTCATGGTATACCTCCGTTTAAAGTTGATTTATTTTAACTTAAATGCTAGGAAAATCTTATTGCAAAGCTTGAATATTGCCATTATACCGACCTTTTTTGTACGAGTTGAAAATGTAAATCTAATTTTCATAACATTATCCTCCTAGGAAGGAAGAGGCTATATAGCCTCTTCTTGTTGTTTTCTTTTAAGTTCTATCAAATCTATATATTCAACAATTCTTATGTCAAGCCACTCTTGATAATCTATATATTGCATATCATCAACCTTTTTTGCCCCTGGTATCATATCGCTCATTACAAATAATAATTGTTTATCGAATGTCTCTTGCGGATACTGAAGAGCTTCAAATATTTCTTCATCTTTGAATATACCATATAATACCTCTGCTATGTCTATTGAATCCATACCTATTTTATAAGAATCCTCTATTACTGCAACTACTTTCATTTCTAAACCTTCATTAAATTTTATCATTTGTTTGAATCCTCCTAAGATTTTAATTTTTTATTAGATTTGTTATCTTCCCTACAAATACATTCTACCACCTTTCGGTACATAAAGCAAGCCATTAAACACTACAAGTTGTACAAAGTAGCAATGTAATTTATGGTAAGTTTTTTGACATAATACTTAATAGGTGTTAGGTATTACCCCTATAATATAATAGTTTGGAGGCTTGTATGTTGTCTTTGAATATTGATGGTCTAATTGCAAAAGGTGAACCAATAGACATAATTCGTTATATGTGGCAGAGCTGTTTTTATGATGGTGACTTTAAGAATGAAGATGATTATATAAAATATATATTAATAAATCTATATAGGGTAAATGGTATAAGTGTAAAACTAAGCAGCTCAACCACCGAGGGGAGAGCTAAAGAGCTTATTGACACATTAATTAAACATAATGTAATTAAAAAGGTTAACGAGGAGGAATACTGTATATAGTATCCATTATCAATTTAATATTTTTACTATATTCCCTACCCTTTTATATGAATGATTCAATAAAAAAAGGCCTCTAAATTGAGGCTTTTTTATTTTTTATGAAACAAAAATCTATATATTTTTGATGTATTAACATTTTTTTATCTACTATACACAAATTATGTAATTTTAATGTATAATTACTAATATATGTATCATAATGTTTCATCAATGGGTGAATAGATAGAGGGGGGATTTTAGTTGGAATTTTATAGTCCAAGCGAGAAAATAAGACTAATGAGAAAAAAATTTCGTGTTAATCAGTCACAGCTTGAATGTATCAATATGACTAGAGCTTTTATAAGTATGATGGAGAGCGGAAAAAGAACGGTAAGCAAAAATAGCTCTAAGTTATTAGCTGATAAGTTTAATGAACTAGCTAAAAGAATAAGTGTTAACTTAAATTTAGATGATGAATACTTTTCTAGAACTCCGGCAGAGGATGCGAGATATTATTGCAATGATGAGCTTAAAAATGCAGACTCTCTAAGTTATAAACAACTTGACGAGCTTGTAAAGATAGAAAAGAAATTTGATCTTGATGATTTAATGGCTTATACGTGTGAGATAGAGGGCATAAGATATATTAAAGATTGTGATTATACAAAAGCATTTGTAGCTCTAAATAATTCACTAGGAAAATATAAAGAGCTTAGAATGGACAAGGAACAAATAGAAGTATATATGAATTTAGCTTTATGCAAGATAAGAAAGAACTGCTTTGAGGATGCTGTTTTCTTTTATAAGCAAGCTATATGTTACGCTAGAGATGTAGAGGATTTACGCTCTTACTATAAGGCCAGTTATTCATTAGCATTGGCATATTCTCAAATGGGTAAACATGAACAAGCCATTGACATAATAGAAAATACAATATTAAGTGCAGAAAGTGAAGTTAGAGAAAGCGTAGTTATAAAATCTAAGTTAACAAGAGCAACTATAATGCTTGTTACTAATCAATTAGATGATGCAGCACGTGAATTTTATCAGTTAGAAAAGATTGTAGGTAATAAAGATATCCCTAACCTTTCACTTATCTATACTAACTTAGCTGAAGTATTTTATAAGAAGGGTGACTATGAGCAGAGCTTAAAATATGTAAGTCATGCACAGAGCTTAAAAGTACAATGTGACAAGCCTACTCTACCTCACGTTTTAGGTCTTAAAGGAAAAGTACTTCTTAAACAAGGCTTGTATGAGGAAAGTTTAATGCTATTTGATTTGGCTATAGATATGGCTGAACAGTATAAAAGGTTTGAGGCTCTTATTGAAAACTATAGGTGTTTAGTAAAGGTACTAGAGACAAAGAAAGACTATGACAAAATAAAAGATAAAATGTATAGGCTTCTTGATACTTTAGAGACTAACCAATTAATTGATGGGAAACGCTTTGCTATATATAAACTAGCTCATGTAGAGGCATTACAAGGCAATCACGAGGAGTCAATAAGATTATTAAATGATATTGAACCTCTTATATAAAATATTTATACTTCTATAGTCATTAACCTAATGTATTATTAAATATAGTGTAATATAATAGAAGTATATATAAAACTTGGAAGGTGTGTATAATATGAAAAGAAGCTTTGTAAAGGTAATAGCAAGTATTGCAATCATAGCAACTTTAATTGTTCCTACAATTTCTAGTATGAATACTAACATTATAGGAAGTCATATAACTCCAGATGCTCAATATCCTGAGCCTGGCGAATAAAAATATACTATTACCTAAAAAGTAGGTGGAAAAATCCACCTACTTTTTAGGTTTTGGGAAATCAAGGGAATATTATCAATAAATAGTTAGCGGAGATATATGATTCAAGCAGTTCAATTACAACCCTTATAGATAGTGTAGTCTAAGTACTG